ACTCTTCCGGATTGAACTGCATGTAGCGGAACGCCGCCTTCTTGACGAAGGGTAGCAGGAAGTTCTCTTGGAAGTTAAGCAAGGTCCGCTTCTGCCGCTTCATCACCCCGCCCTGTGCCATTGACTGGCCTGCGGCGGTGACGTCGTTCATGTTGGCCGCTTGTGCTTCTGCCGCCCCTGTTGCTTGGTTCACCATCTGTTGCAGAGCCGCGCCCTGCTGGAAGGTGACCGCATTGAGGTTGCCGAAGTTGAACGGCATGATGCTCTCCTGTGGAGCACCGTTAGTAAGTAACATACGTCCGGGTCTGACTTCTAGCTTGTGACCACGCGGGATACGCGTTGCGTCTACAGCCATCATCGGATGGGTTGTGAGTGCTAAGGCATCGATACGTGCGCGTAACTCGGCGTCAAGAGCTTTCTGGCTCATGTAGCCTTTCTCGCATACACCACGACCCCAGAAGATGTTGGGTACTACATCCCACTGGAATGCCACGACCGGACGGTCCTGACACATGTATGGGTTGGGTATAGCCTTCAGTACAGTTTCTTCGTTAGCGATGACGACGATGGCTTCCACAAGGCTTCCGACTTCGTCGATTTCGTCTTCCTCCACACCTTCTCCAATGAGGAAATCGCGGGGTACTTTGCCGTAGTACTTGGTGAGGCGTACACGTCCCTTGGGTCGTGAGTCAATCTTAGAATCGAACTCGATCTCTTCTTCACTAGCCGCCTCCCCAATGAACTCGTCATCCTTGTATACGCCCTGCTCTTGCAGTTCTTCGACAATATGCCGACTCACGTACTCGTCAATGGCTACGCCAAGCGCGTCATCAACACTGGATGAGGTAGGATCAATCAGGAAGTTTTTAGGTTGTACTGGGTTTAGCTTAACAAGCGGACGGTACGACTCGCGCACTCCTACCTGCTCCATAGCTCCCTCCATCACCGACTGAGTAGCAGGCTGATAAACCTTCTGCTCTTCAATAGTGATCTCGGCTATGCCTGTTCCGTAGATAGCGGCGTTGATGAGAACCTCACCTACCGAACTACGTACGCGAGCGTGGGCAAAGTCTTCGTGTAGCTTCTTGCGAAGGAACACCATGTCCCCTGTCTGCTCGTCTGCCATGTCGTCACGCACGTCAAAGATCTTGCCACGCCCGAACGTAGCTTCCTCGACTTCTGCGACGTTAGACTCTACCGCCTGCGCTAGGGCAGGGGCGATGAGCCGCGAACGCTCTGACTCTCGCTCGCTATCTTCCGCGCTCCACTGATTGCGGAACAATCTGTAATACTCTTCAAACTTCTGCGAGTAGTTGCTCTCGAAATGGTTTCTCCACTCGTCACATTTGCCCATCACCCACGGCGCTAGCTCTCCGTCAGTGGAGGTAGCCTCGTCGAACTCGAATATCTTCTTTTCATCAGCCATGTTTAGTCTCGTATGTTAGTAGCCCGCAACTGCGTCCATAGGTATGTAGTCGTCCTCTAGCTCCAGATCAGAGGCGTACGGTACAATAGCCATCTGGTCCACGTAGGCCAGAGCGTCTATCAAGTCGTCCGTAACTAGCTGAGAGGGGAAGGCGCTAAACTCATCGACGATCTGTAGGTTCCAATCGCCCTTCTTGAATTTAATCTTGCCGTGCTCCAGCCTTCCCTGCAACGCCCATAAGATTCTATCTTGCTTCTTGGTGTTGCCGTGACTCAGTAGCTCAATACGAAAGACCCTGTGAGTCCTACGCATTATGTCGTTCAACGGCCCCATGACCGCCTGCTGTGCAATGCCTTTCTCAATACCCACGCTTGTAGGCTTGTACTTGGCGACCGCATCGAAGATGTTCTGGCAGGTTTCGTCCAACGACCACCGACCATACTTCAGATCTTCAACGTGCCACGTCCCGGCATCATCGACGAACACGATAGCCATTGCGCTATTGTCCCGCCGCTTCGTCTTATTCCCCCTGTCTGACTCAAAGCCAGCCAAGTCAACGGCGATGTAGTAGTCGCCGCCTAGGAGGTTACTCCGCTCGTCGTAGTAGGTGAACTCCTCTGCGTCGAAGAACTCACTACCCTTGGCATCGAAGCTAGCCTCGAACTCTTGCCGGTACTGCCAGCCCGCCATAGTCTCCTTGGCGGCTTCCAGCTCCTCGGGATCAAGCAGAGGGTTATCGTGTGACGTTAGGTGCCACGACTTCCAACCCTTCTTGCCCGCCTCGCCGTTCATGTACACGTCGTAGAAGCTGTTACGCCCCTCCGGAGTGGAGATGAACAAGGCTGTTCCTTTCCTGTCCGCTAGTGCTGGACGTAGGATGGTATCGAATACGCCTTCCTTGTGGAATGCAAACTCGTCTAGGACAAGGTGCTTGATGCTGTAGCCCCGCAGGGTGTCCGGCCTGTCGCTACCCTTGAGGGTGATCTTGTTCCCACCCGACAGCGTGATCTCAAGGTTGTTCACGTTGGAGGCTTCGATGATGTCGCCCGCCAGCTCGAACAGCTTATCCCACATCAGGTCGCGAGCGAGGCCCATCGTAGGCCCCACGTACATCGTCATCCCCTGCTTGCCGTCTAGGGCGGCGAGGATGAGGGTAACTGCGGCGAAGTGTGTCTTGCCACAGCGACGACCAGCCGCAATCACTTTGAAGCGGGCCTGATCGTTGATTACTTCCTCCTGCCACGGCAGAAGACTAATGTTCACTCCTGCCATGTTGGATTACTCCTGTCCTATTGTGCGGAAGTTTGCCGCGTTGCGTTGCATACGCTTGACGACTCCGTCCTCTGGGTTATTAGCCAGCCGCTCCTTGTACTCCGCATGGTCCAAGTACTCAGCCGCCGCCTCAGCTCCCTTGCCAGCACGCAACAGCTTGGCTGTGTCATGATCCTTGGACAGGTCGCCGCGATAGACCGCAGATAGGATGGCTCCTCGTACGTTGTCGGGGAGTTCGTCGTAGCCGGGGACCACCTTGCGGGACTTGTTCTCGAAATGGGGGATGACTTCGGTGAATAGGTTCTTACCTATCCACTCTCCGGTCTGTCCGACCCCCATTGTCTTGACACCTACGTCATCTGCGTAGGCCCCCTCAACGAATCCCTCTTCGTGGATGAGGTGGCGGGCTACTGGGTCTATAACCCCCTTGTATCCGTTAGCCTCAGCCGCTTTCTTCACCGCCTCGTCCCCATAGTAGGACCGGCGGGCTATGTCTTCCCGACGCATAGCGTCTGCCATTGGGTCCGGTGGGCTGACTGCCTTAGCTACTTCATCACTCATCGATCTCTCCAGTTCCGCCGTCAATAGTAACGCCGTTAGTATCGTTAAGACCGGTAATGTTAATGCTGACAGCCGCGTTAGCCTTTCCATCTGCTGTAAACCCCGCTACTGGCATGAGTCGGTCAGCCAATAGCTTCAGAGCTACGGCTTGGTTCTTGTGCTCGTCGTCGAATGCCATGTCGAACATCTTCTCGACCAGCTTTGGGGATCTGGGGTTGAGGAGTAGGCGCTGTCTGAACTCCTTCAGCGCTCCTGCCTGCTCCCTCTTCGTCATCTGACCTGTGGAGGCCAGCGCTTGTTTACTAGGGCGTCCCCCTTTGTTCTCTGACATCGTCTTCTCCGACTGTTATGCATAAGTACTAGGCCTATGCCTTAACTTTCTTCCGGTTAGGGTAGAAGGGGGGTGCCATCCTTAACGACCTCCCTCTATTGGAGACCATAACCCGGTCTAGCGACCCTGTTCCTTCATTGTTTGATTGGCTTACGCCTAGCTTAAGCCTTACTTAAGCATAAACCTAAGCCAAACGTAGTAGTAGTAACTAACCACCTCTACGCTTGGCTTAAGATTCCACCTTAGCATACGTTCGTTAACATATGCTTACATATATATACGCAATCCGGACCGGTTAGGGTAGACCTTTTGGCATTTAGGCCCTTCTTTCGTGGTCGAGGGGCAAGACTGTCGCCTACTTTACGGCTCCGGTCGCCTACCTTACGGCGATTCTGTCCACCAGATTGGACATACGCTAAGTCTTTGATATAACTAGCGGTTCTAACGCCCTAAAGAGGAGCGATGTTGTTGCAAAAAGCCACCAAATGTGTCGCATAATGCAACCAAAAGCTCTCCTTTGCAAGCGGAGGCGCCACCCCACGCGAAACCTACGCCGCAACAGGCCCCCCGCGCCCCGCGCTCGCCCGCGCCCACGCCTCCGCCCGCCATTCACACGCTGAATACCCACATTCACCACGCGTATGAGTAGCAAAGGTTACACGCATGCAACACATTCGTGACACGTTCGGCTTCAAATGCATGGCAGAGGGAGTCGGGTGCGGCAGGCGCCTACGACCCACATCAGCACCACCCACGACCCACATCAGCACCACCCAC